TGTAACTATTGTCATAAGCCGATTAAAGATAGCGCTGTTGTACTACCGCCGAACAGTCTTATATTCCACGATGAAGAATGCTTATCGTTATATATCGGCCTAAACGCAAAGAACATCAATTCCATTCGAGAGGAGGGACAAAAATGTCCCCACTTAACTCTACTGAACTGAAAAGGCTGATTAATGCCGGATCACTATTTCTTTCTGCAAAGGTTGCCTGGGAAGTCCTCACTTTAATTCTCACAGGAATAGCGGCGGTGGCGGTGATTAAATTATTATTGGAAGCGAAATCTTTCCTTTTCATGTAAGAAAATTGGAGGGCTTCAAGTTGAAATCGGATGGGGATTCTGATGGAAAAACCTAAATTTTTGAGAAGGCGGAGAGCTGGAAGGAAAAAAAGAAGAATATTCTTTTTTGTTCAAGACCGCGCCATGCTTCGTGACCAGTTCAGGCGGCGGTTTGGCAATAAAGGACTTCGAGAAGCATGGCAGGATTATCAAAGGGAAAATCGAGGCAAAAGGAAGTTAATTACTTTCACTGAAACCAGGTAGAATAGACCCGGTTGAGGGAATCGGGGCAGAAGAAACTTTGTGAAGAATCGGCGGGGCGGCGCGGGGAGGGGGTTGGGCATCCATGAAACGCCTTAAAGAGTTGCTTCACATAGGCAAGGTATACGAGTACCAGATCAATACCAAGCATGTTTTCGGTGGGCTGGAGCTATTTACTTATCAGCTCGCCTTCGGAATATCTTTTCGGATCCTGATCTGTGACTACTCGTTCATGCTGAGGCTTTATTTCGGGCCGTTTAAGCTATGGCTGAATTTCTGGAAGAGGGAAAGGCCATGATTAAGAAAGAAGTAATCAAATTCCGAAAGGAGGATTAATATGCCTGAATTAAATTACGAAGAAGATATCCAGATTGATTGCAATGCGCTAGACGTAGAATGGTTACAGCAACCGGAACTGATGAGAAGATACAGCACCTATGCAGCCCGTACTAGGCAATTAATGGATGAGGCCAAAGAAAGACTAGACGCAGGGAAAGCTAAAATTGAAATGGAAATCCGGAAGAATCCGAAGGATTTCGGTCTTGATAAAATCACAGAATCTGCTATTCAAAGCACGATTTTACTTCAAGACGAATACCAGGAACTCGTTCAGGAATACATTGATTCAAAATATGAAAACGATATTGCCTTTGGAGCGGTCCGTGCGGTGGATCAGCGGAAGACAGCCCTGGAGAACCTGGTCAGATTACTGTCAACCTCCTATTTCGCCGGGCCTCAGACGCCTCGTGATTTATCCCACGAATACATTAAAGAAAAAGAAAGAAAAGCCCAAAACACTAAAGTCAAAATGGTGACAAGAAGGAGAAAAGAAGGAGAAAGCAAGAATAAGAATAAATCAAATCAATAGAAAAGAGGTTGATTTTCGTGCCGAAAACTTTTTTAATCGCGGCTGCCCTCTGTATGCTACCAGGATATGTATTCATATTATCCGTGTTCTTTTACTTCGGCAAAGTGTATGCTATCCGTTGGAGCTTCAATAGCAGTTCAAAAAAAGAAGGAGGCTGTTAATAATGGCGAAAAAAAGCAAGAAAAGACGGTTCAAAGGAAGGGTAGGCAGGAATGCCATCAAGCAGTCCCGCAGCGTGCAGTTTGGACATCTCAATCTGCCTAAAGGGGTAAACATGTTCCGGGAAGACCCCCGAAGCAGAGTGAATCTAGATATTCTCCCGTACGAGGTCACAACTGAAACCCATCCAGATCGAGATGACGAGTATGAGATCGCTGTGCCCGGCAGCCTGTGGTATAAGCGGCCCTACTGGATCCATAGAAACATCGGGCCGAATGATGAGGTTGTTGTCTGCCCTTCAAGCAATAAACAGAAGTGCCCGATTTGTGAATACCGTGCCCAACTTCTCCGGGATGGGGCCGACTGGAGCGATGACAGTGTCCGGTCACTAAAGGCATCCATGAGGAACCTTTATGTAGTCGTGCCGAAGAACCATAAAAACTATGACGAAAAAGTGCATATCTGGGATATTTCACAATTCTTGTTCCAAGACAAGCTAAACGAGGAAGTTCAGGAAAATGAAGAGCATGAAACTTTTCCTGACCTGGAAGAAGGCTATACCCTACGGATTCGCTTCAGCGAACAGCAGCTAGGCAATAATAAGTTCGCGGAAACGTCCCGAATTGATTTTATAGACAGGGACGAAGGGTATGATGAATCTATTCTGGATGAGGTTCCAGACCTGGATGATGTCTTAGTTATTCCATCGTATAAAGCAGTGGAAGCGATGTTCCTGGGCGGGATGAGTCCGGAAGAGATTGATGACTCAGAAGACGAAGAAATCGACGAGGATGACGTTCCCGAACTCGAGGATGAAGATGAGGAGCAGGAAGCCGAAGAAGAGGAGCAGGAAGCCGAAGAAGAAAAGCCCAAACGCTCACGGAGATCTGTAAAAAAAGAAGAGAAGGAAGCAAAAGAGAAAGGGAAGAAAAAGGACCAACGGGCATCTTCAAAGAAGTCAAAAGGGTGCCCTCACGGACACGCGTTCGGGGAAGACTGTGATGAGCATGATGAGTGCGATGAGTGCGATAAGTGGGAAGATTGCATCGACGCGCTGGAAAATAAATAAAAGAGAGGGTGTTCAGCACTGAAACTCCGAAATCCATTCAAAACCAAACAACGAGAAAAACGGGAAGATTACAAAATGATCGGCGGCTACTTCCCAGCTGCCACTGCTGATCGCCTCCGCCTGCTCTCTATTTATCATGAAGAAACGATCCAGGGCATGCTCCAGCAGATCATAGAAAAATGGATTTCGTCCACCAATGATAAATCAGAAGATGCAATTATTGAAGAACTGGCCGTGCGTGCTGCACACGAATGGCAGAGGCGAACGCAGGGGAAAAAGACAGGCAAAAGAGGTCAAGAAAATTACCTGCGGGAAATGGAAGCGATTTTGAAGCGCCGCAAAATGATCCCGCAGCATATTGAAAAATTCATTGCGGCGCTTAAAACGCAGATGGAATCGGAGGGCGACGTTTCGTGAAACGGACGAGATCCACGAAAAAACTCAGTGCGCAGGTAGAAAAGAAGCACGCCACAGATAGGAAAAGAAAAACAGATTCTTCTGTATACGAAGGAACGGATAAAGCCATATCTACAGGTTCAACTCTTCTCGACCTGGCTATCAGTGGGGGCCGGTTTGCCGAAGGCGGGATTCCCACAGGGATCCTCGTTGAAATTTTCGGCCCTTCCGGGACTGGGAAAACCGTATTGCTTTGCCAGATTGCAGGGAACGTTCAGCAAGCTGGCGGGCGAATAATGTTCCATGATCCCGAAGCGCGCCTTAACAAACAATTCGCAAGAATGTTCGGGCTGAACCCAGCTGAGATTGAATATTCAATCCCCAACACCGTGCCGGAAGTTTTTGAATCGGTCCGGGAATGGATTCCGGATCCAGACGAGAACATATTTCCTCTTTGCGGTATTTTCGCCGATTCCTTGGCGGCTCTTTCGACGGATATGGAAATGAAAGATGGGGACAAAATGGGAATGAGGCGAGCCAAGGAATTCAGCGAGGAGCTGCGAAAAACCTGCCGGATCATCACACAAAAGAATATCCTGATGGTATGCTCAAATCAGATTCGGCAGAACCTAGATGCCGGACCGTGGGGGCAGCGGTATAAAAGCCCCGGCGGTGAAGCGATTGGATTTTACTCCAGCCTGCGCCTGCGTTGTAGCGGAAGTGAAAAGTTGCGGGCAATCAGAACTATTAAGGGCAAAGAGCATAAAAGAATTGTGGGCGTAAAAACCAATGTAGAAGTGTTCAAATCGTCTGTTTGGAAGCCGTTCCGAACAGCAGAGGTCTACATCATTTTTGACTACGGTATTGATGACATTCGCGCGAATCTACAGTTCGTCAAAACAATCAGCGGGGATTCCGTGTATAAAATAAACGACGTAAAACTAGGCAAAAGTATAGGGCGTGCCATCCGAGAAGTAGAAGAAAGAGGCATGGAAAAAGCACTGAAAGAGGAAACCATTGCGCTGTGGAATGAAATCGAGGAACGCTTCGCAGAGGAAAGGAGGCCGCGATGGGAATGAAAAGAAATAAGAAAAGAATCACGCCTTCTTCAGCCAAGGCCAAGGGCCGATTTCTTCAACAGTGGGCGTGCCGGAAGATATCGGGACTGCTAGATATTCCCTGGGGGAAAGATGAACTGATTGCCTCCAGGGAAGCAGCCCAATCAGGCACCGATGTCCGATTGATTGGTGAAGCGCAAGAAAGGTTTCCCTTTTCCGTGGAATGTAAATGGCAGGAAACCTGGAACTTGCCCGCCTGGATTCGGCAAGCTAAAGATAATCAAAAGGAAGGAACTAATTGGTTGATTATCTGTAAAAAAAGCCGACAAGATCCCGTAGTAGTAATGGACGCAGATCTGTTTTTCGATATTCTGATGAAGAAAGGAGCTGACAAAAATGACGCTTGAAATGGATTTTATTCGGATCCATATGCTTCTTTCCCCGATTGATATTAGGTGCAGAGATCTAGACTTTGACTGGCCCCCACCTGAAAGGATTTACATGGGCCAGGATGGAGAAATCAGAGAAGCAAGACCCGGGGATGACGAGGAGTGTATTTTCGTTTGCACAAATAGATCAGCCTTGTCAGATGAAGCGGCAGACCACCCCAATTTAATGCGTGGGGCCGAATATCATTATGCTAGCATAGTTGAAGGGGTGGAATAATGAGTAGCAACTCTAAAACCTTTTGGGCGGTAATGAAATTGATGCGGTGGGAAAATCTGTCTTGTGAGGGGAATCCGATTTTTAAATTCCAGGCCCCTGACAACCAGGCTGGATATATGCCTGTGTTTACGAGTGAAGAAGCGGCACTAAAGTTCGTGGACGGAAATGAGGAGTTAATCAGAGAAATACGGGAGGTGCCCCGATGACATGCACGAATCCTTTTAAAGCATATTGGAAAATCGATCTGGAGGCCTTAGAAGGTGCGGTTGAAAAGTTCAGTAAGGAAGAACAAAAGATGCTTAAATGCGTTGCAGAGGAATTTAGAAAATTATATCCAGGAATAAATGAAGAAGGACAAGAAAAGAAATGATTGTGAAAATAGAAATCGAAAATTACCAATCTCATAAAAAGACGGTAGTGGAGCTTGTGCCAGGCACGAACGTGATTATCGGAAAATCCGACGCTGGCAAATCTGCCCTTTTCAGGGCTATCAACTGGGCAGTATCGAACCGACCTTTGGGAGATGTCTTTCGCTCTGAATGGGGTGGGGATACGAAAGTCACACTCCACACATCAGAAGGAAATGTCATAGAAAGATTACGCACGGCATCAAAAAACGAGTACGCTCTCAACGGGAGAACACTGACCGCCTTCGGCACTGAAGTCCCAGAAGAAATCGCTGAGGTCTTACGCATGGACGCCGCCAATATCCAAGGCCAGGATGATCCTCCGTTCTTGTTTTCCGCATCGCCAGGGGAAGCGGCGCGAATGTTGAACAAGGCTGCCTCTCTAGATGATATTGATCGAACTATCTCTGGGCTGCGGAAAGCACACTCAAAGATTGAAGGCAAAACAAAATACAGTAAGAGCCAGCTTAAAAATCTCACGGAAGAAATGGAAAAATATGCTGACCTCCCTATCATAGAAAGCAAAATGGCGGATGTTGAGGAATTGGAAAAGACGCGGGGGAACAAGGAAAAAGAAAAAACGGCACTGCAGCAGATCATCGCTCAGATCCGAGAGATAAATCAGCAACTGAAAAAGACGGAAAAAGTACCAGAAGTATTAAAGAAATGTGATCGTATAGAGGAAGCCGTCAGCAAATATCGTGACAAAGAGAATACCTGTAAAAGTATTGAACTCATTATTCATAGACTAAAAGAAGTGAAGGAATTCCTTGAGAGTAAAAAAATAAGAAACACAGAACGCGCTGATAAAACTTTACGGAAAGCCGTCACTCTCTTATCGGAGATCACTGAAAAAAATGAGAGGGGTAGAACCCTCGCGCGGGCCGTTACAAATATCAAGAAGTCAATTCTCACAATGACCAGGGCGGAAGCAAAAATCAAACGGCTCCAATCGGAATATGATTCGTTGAGCGAAGGGATGGAAATATGCCCGCTGTGTGGAAGTGATTTAGATTCGGTGGGGCGGAAAGGAAGAAATAACAATGCAAGAGTTTCCTAATATATCATCAGAAAGCCT